CACAACTTCTGCAACTACACCTACATTAAAATATTATGATGGTGCTGATGACATCTCTTTAGCAACACTTGACCATTCTGCTAATACTGTAAATTGGTTAGACTCAACAGTATCAATTACTGGACTAACAACTACTGCAACTGGTACAGTTTTAACACTTTCAGATTCAGCTTCCACATCAACAGTAAATTTAATTATAGACAATCAAAAAGAAATTCGCTTTAGAGAAACAACAGCTAATGGAACAAACTATGTAGCATTAAAAGCACCAGCTAGTGTTAGTGCTGATTTAACATTTACATTACCTGCAACTGATGGAACTAATGGACAAGTATTAAGTACAAATGGTTCTGGTGTACTTTCATTCACAACTCCTTCTGCTGGTATTGCTTGGCAATCTTCAGTTAAGACTTCTGGTTTTACTGCTGTTGCTGGAGAAGGATATTTTTGTAACACAACTTCATCTGCTTTTACAGTAACTTTACCTGCAACACCAACTGCTGGACAGCAAGTAGCAGTAGTAGATTATGCAGGAACTTTTGATACAAATGCTTTAGTTATTTCTCCTAATGGAAATAAAATAGAAGGAGCAACAGATAATTTACGATTATCTGGTGAAAGAGAAGGTGCTACATTAGTTTATATAGATTCAACACAAGGTTGGTTAGCAACATCAGGAATTAATGAAGGAACAGATGCTTTATCACCAACATCTTATTCAATAGATTTTTTAGTAATAGCAGGTGGTGGAGGAGGAGGTTCAAGTGAACATGGAGCAGGTGGTGGTGCTGGAGGATATAGAGCATCAACACAAACAGTAAATGCAGGAACAGCAATTACAGTAACAGTTGGAGATGGTGGTGCTGGTGGAGTTGCTTCAAATGGAAGGGGAACTTCAGGTTCAGCTTCTTCAATTTCAGGTTCAGGATTAACAACAATAAGTTCCGCAGGTGGTGGAGGAGGAGGTTGTGGAGGAGATTCTGTTAGTGCACCTAGAGATGGTTTAAATGGTGGTTCGGGAGGTGGTGCAAGTGGTGTAAGTCCCGCTAGTTCTGGTGTGGTTGGTTCAGGAAACACTCCTAGCACATCACCTTCACAAGGAAATAATGGTGGTCTTGCAAATCATAGTAATCCACACTATGGTTGTGGTGGTGGAGGAGGTGCTGGTGCTGTTGGTGTTAATGCAACAGGCACAAATGGTGGTGCCGGTGGTGCTGGTACAGCTTCTTCAATAACTGGTTCATCTATTACAAGAGCAGGTGGAGGAGGTGGTTCTGCTTCCCCTCCAGCTTCAGCAGGAAATGCAGGAGCCGGTGGTTCTGGTGGAGGTGGTGCTGGTTCTATTGGTCAAGGTGGTGCAGGAACAGCTAATACTGGTGGAGGAGGTGGAGGTTCTGAAAGAACTCCATCAAATTTTAACGGAGGTGCAGGTGGAAAAGGAGTTGTTATACTAAGTGTACCAACTTCAAGTTATTCTACTACAACAACTGGTTCGCCAACAGTTACAACATCAGGAAGTAATACAATTTTACAATTTAATGGTTCAGGGAGTTACACAGCATAATGGCTAGTTTTGCAAAAATAGGATTAAATAATAAAGTAATAGAAGTTCTTTCAGTAGTTAATGAAGTACTACATGACTCTAATGGAATTGAACAAGAAGTAATTGGTATAGATTTTTTAACAAAACTTACAGGTTATCCTATATGGAAACAAACATCTTATAATACACATGGTGGAGTTCATTCTTCTGGTGGAACACCTCTAAGAAAAAATCATGCAGGTATAGGTTATACTTATGATGAAGATAGAGATGCTTTTATATCTAAAAAACCTTATAACTCTTGGGTATTAAATGAAAATACTTGTTGTTGGGAAGCACCAGTTTCTAAGCCAACAGAAGAATTAGAAACAAATCAGTATTATTCTTGGAATGAATCTATTATAAATTGGGAAGTAAAGACTAAAGAATAAAAACAAAAGGAAGGATAAGTGGAAGCAGTTATTAATGGGATATTTCCAACACCTATTTATATTTCTAAATTAAATAAAGAACTTACAAATAAAGAATTATTATTTATTGATAAAAATAAATTAGATTGTCATAAAAATGAAGGCAATATTACATCTAACGATAACTACATATTAAATAATAAATTATTTAAGGATATTAAAAAAGAATTAGACTTAAGGGTGCAAGATTACTTTGATAAAGTTATTTCACCAGCTAATAATATTACACCTTACATTACTCAATCTTGGTTAAACTATACTGAAACAAATCAATATCATCATAAACATCAACACCCTAATTCATTAGTATCAGGAGTATTCTATATTAATTGTCATGAAGAATTAGATAAAATTAAATTTTTTAATGAAGAATACAAAACTATAAAACCAGAAATTAAAACTTGGAATTTATGGAACTCAGAATCTTGGTGGTTTCCAGTTAAGACTGGAGATATAATATTATTTCCATCTTCATTAACTCACATGGTAGAAACTAAAGAGGGAACAAATACAAGAATAAGTTTAGCCTTTAATGTTTTTATAAAAGGAACAATTGGTGTTAATAAAGAATTAACTGAACTTATAATATGAAAAAAAATTTAGAAAGTTATGTAAAAAAATATTCAAATTTCCTAGATAAAAAATTTTGCGATCAAACAATAAAACAGATTAAAAATTTAAATTGGGAAGAACATAAATTTTATATGACAAAAACAAAAGAAAGTATTAATCTTTCTAAACATCAAGAATTAGAAAATTTAATTAATCCAGAAAATAAAAATACACATATAATTATGGAAAAACTTTGGCATATGATAAAAAAATATACAGAAGAACTAAAATTTCCTTGGTTTGATGGTTGGAGTGGATACACACGTATCAGATATAATAAATATTCATTTAATAAAAAAATGGCAGAACATTGTGATCATATTCATTCAATGTTTGATGGTAATATGAAGGGTATTCCAACTTTAAGTGTTTTAGGAATTTTAAATGATGATTTTAAAGGTGGCGAATTTATAATGTTTAAAAATAAAAAAATAGAATTAAAACAAGGTGATCTTTTAATTTTTCCTTCTCTTTTTTTATATCCACATAGAGTAGAGCCAGTTACAAAAGGAATTAGATATTCTTATATTAGTTGGGTGTGGTAAGTGTTATTTAACAGTAAAAGAATTAACTGAACTTATAATATGAAAAAAAATTATTACCCTACGTTTATTTTAGAAAATTTTTTTCAAAACCCTGATAATATTTTTAATTATTCTAAAACATTAAAATTTTTTAAACCAAAAAAAAATCAAAATTGGAAAGGAGTAAGAACAAAATCTTTTCATTTAATTAATAGAGAACTATTTGATTACATTATTTTAAAAATTTTAAGTGTTTATTACGATTTTTCTTTTCATAATGTAAAATATTTAAATGCACATATCATGTTTCATAAAATAGATTTAAAAGATTCTTTAAATTTTGATAAAAAACACGCTTATACACATAGAGATATTGATGCTGAATTAGCTGGTGTAATTTATTTAAATAAAAAAATTAATGAAGAAACAGGAACCAATATTTTTGATGATAATAAAAATAAAATAATAAAAGTATCTAATTCTTATAATACTTTAGTTTGTTATGATGCAAAAAAAATACACGGTATTAATAATATATTAGATAAAGAAAGATTAACTATTGTTATTTTTGTAGGTAAAATAGAAATTGAAAAAAATATTAATGAAAGATTAAATGGTTATAGATACCTTTGATAATTTTTTTTAATGAGAATATTAGGTATTTCTCCTTATCATGACGCTAGTGTATGTGTTGTAGAAGATGGGAAAGTTAAGTATTTTTCAAAACAAGAAAGATTAACAAAAATAAAAAGAGACAGTCTAAAAGAAAATAATTTAACCGTTTTAAATTATGTTTTAGATAATTTTAAAGATAAACCTATTGATAAAGTTGTAATTTGTTCTCCTACACCTAATTCTTTTTTTGTAGAATGGTTACAAACCTATTTACTTAAAAAAATAAAAAACAATTGTGAAATAATTAAATATTGTACTCATCATCATTTAGCCCATGCATCACTATCTTTTTACAATAGTGGTTTTAAAAAAGCATTATGTTTAGTTATAGATAGAAACGGTGCTCTTATTGAAGATAAAATAAGAGAAAGTGAATCTTTATTTGTAGCAGAATATCCATGTGAATTCATACCAATATATAAAAACTATTATTTAAAAAATAAAGGTGAAAAATATGATGTTGAAAATCACAAACTA